ATCAACTGCGTCACGCCAACCGCCACGAAGGTAAGATGGCCGACCAGAAGTCGGTTGTTGAATTCCGCGGCAATTCCAAAAACGTCCTGTCCTACTGGCTCGCCGACCGTATCGATCAGATGGCCTTCCTGACGCTGGCCGGCATCGCCTACAGCAAGAAGCCAAACGGTGGCACTCGCGTCGGTTCCGACCTGCCTTTCCTCGAATTCGCTGCTGACGTGTCGGCCCCGACTTCGAACCGCGTCTTCCGCTGGGATAACGCAGCCAAGGCCTTCGGCGCATCGGCCGCATCGAGCACCGTCGTCGCGACTGACTACCCAGCCTGGGAACTGTTCGTCGCGCTGAAAGCAGCCGCGAAGAATAAGTACGTCCGTGGCGTGCAGTCCGGCGGCGGCAAGGAAGTGTTCCACGCTTTTCTGAACCCGAACGCAATGGCTCGTCTGAAGCTCGACCCGACTTACCTGTTGAATCTGCGCCACGCTCAGCCTCGCGGCGATGCGAACCCGCTGTTCACCGGCGGTAGCGTCCAGATCGACGACGTGGTCCTGCACGAGTTCCGCCATGTGCCGAACACCAGCGGTGCCGCTTCCGGCTCCAAGTACGGCGCTTCCGGCACTGTCGAGGGTTGCCAGATTCTGTTCTGCGGCGCACAAGCGCTCGGCATGGCAGACATCGGCGCTCCTGAATGGAACGAAAAGGGCTTCGACTACGACAACTCGCAAGGTATCTCGTGCGGGAAGATTCTGGGCTTCTTGAAGCCTAAGTTCGGCTCGATCTACGAGGTCGGTAATAGCGTCGAAGACTTCGGCGTCCTGTCTGCCTACGTCGCTGTATAAGGAGAATTGAGATGAAACTACTCGCCTCGCGCACTGCGCAATACCCGCTGGTCGCTCAGCTCATCGGCAACTTCAATAACTGGGTGGTCGATGCCCTGACCGGTTCCAAGGTCACCCTTGGTTCCACCGTCGCTGCCGCGACTGACCCGAATGAGCCGGGCCTGCTCGGCGCTGTCGCCAACACCGCGATCAGCTTCGATGCCATCCCCCTGCCAGTCGGCGCCATCGTCACTGGTGGTGAGCTGATCGTCGACACGGCCTACGCCGGTTGTACCGCAGCGACGATCTCGCTCGGTATCGTCGGTGCGCTCACCGACTTGCTCAGCACGGTCAACTTGATGGCAACGGGGCGCACAGCCTTCGCGCTGACTGGTCTGATCACTGAGGACTCGCTGGCTGGCGGTGCCAATCTGCGCATGACGATCGCTTACACGGTGGCGAATGCCACTGCCGGTAAGTTCCGCCTGCGCGTGATGTACACCATCGACGGCCGCGCGCACGAAGTCCAGATCACCTAAGACCGGGTGATCTAAACCGGGGAGCTTCGGCTCCCCGTTCTTTAACCACTTGAGAGGCATGACATGGAATTCGTACTCAACCGGAATAAAACTCACTCGTCCCGCCTGGGCCACACGATTCAGTTCATCAAGGGCGTGAAGACACACGTACCACCCGAATTATGGCCAGAGGTACGCGCATTCGGCGCCGTGCCGGCAGAAGACATTCCTGAAGAAGCGCTGGAGGATCAAGCGGAACCGCGCGACCCACAGGCCCGCAAGGCCCTGATCTTCGCCACGATGGAGAAGATGGTCGTCGATGGCAAGCGCGCCGACTTCACCGGCACTGGTGCGCCGCACGCTGGCTCTATGAAGGACCGGATGGGCTTCGCCATCGACGCGAAAGAGCGCGACACACTGTGGTCCGAGTTCCAAGCACGCGGGACTGAAGAGTAATGAACAGCTATCGTCTGAGGGACCTGTTCAGGCTCGACGTTGACGACACCGTCGCGCCGAACCTGTGGTCCGACGACGAAGTCGCCACGTACGCCGATGAAGCGCAGAAGATGTTCTGCCGCCTCACCGGCGGCATCGGCGACGCCACCTCCTCCCTGTGCTCGGTAGACATCAGCGCTGGAGAACCATTTACGCCGTTTGATCCCCGCATCCTGAAGATTCGCCGCATCCAGCGCGACTCGGACGCGACCCCGATCCAGATGCTGAACTTCGAGGACCTGGACTCGGCCAAGATCAAGCTGGACAACACGACTGGCTTCGTGACCAAGGTCGTGATCGGTATCGAACCGTTCCAATTGCGCTGGATGAAGGTACCGCTGGCCAACGACACTGCGTCGCTGATCGTGTACCGCCTGCCGCTGCGCACTATCACCTCGGCGGTCAACTCGCTGCTGGAAATCCCCGATCAACACCAGCGCCCGCTCTTGCTGTGGATGGAGTCCTTGGCCTACGCCAAGCAGGACTCCGACACGTTCGACAAGACCAAGGCCGCTGACAAGGAAGCCAAGTTTCGCGCCTACTGCGCCGCAGCGTTCGCCGAGGGCGAGCGGCTGCGCCACAAGCCGCGATTCACCATGTACGGCGGCATCTGATGTTCGCCGACACCGTCAAAAACACTGGCTCGGCGGTCGTGCAGTTCTTCGACGCCGACGACAACCTGCTCCACACCGTCGAAGAGGACAATCTCGTCGTCACGGCTGGTCTGAACTGGATCGCCAGCCGCACGACCGGCGCACCGGCCCTGATGGGCTGGATGGCGATGGGTACCGACGGCACCGCACCGGCACCGGGCCACGCCCACCTCGGCCACGAGACTGCCAGGGTCGCGCTGACCTCGGCGGTCACGACAGGTAGCGTGACCGCCTACACGGCGACGTTTCCGGCCGGCGTCGGTACTGGCACCTTAGCGGAGCTAGGAATCTTTAATGCATCAAATCTCAACGGTGGGGTGATGCTCAACCGGGTTGCATTTCCATCGGAGCAGAAAGAGTCCACCACGATCGTCAAAGTCGTTTGGAACGTTACGCAGTCTTAATTCTTAGAGGGGTCACAAAATGTCAAAAATCTCGGACTACAGCAAAGGCAACGTCATTTCGACCACGCTGCGCGGTGCCGCTTTCCCTGTTCCAGCAGCGGTGTATGTCGCTCTTGGTACATCCGATATCACAGGTGCCAACGTCACGGCGAACGAAGTGCAAGTCGCAGCCTTTCCTGCCTACGTGCGGGAAGACGCAGCGGCCGGTGCGGCGATCGCTACCGGCTGGACAGCCAACTCGGGTGGTGTCAGCTCGAACGCTAAGGTCATCACGTTCCCAGCCAACAACGGCGCAGGTCCAGTGACCGTCACCAGCATCGGCTTGTATGATGCGGCGACCGGTGGCAACTTGCTGTACGACGCGATGCTCACCACACCGAAGACGCTGCAGATCGGCGACGTGCTGTCGTTCGCAATTGGTACGCTGACCGTCACTATCGCGTAAGTAGCACGCGATGAACCTGTTTGCGATAAACGGAGAAACGATCGACGGCGCCTCTGGCGTCCCGATCATCTCTGCGCTCGCAGACGTTTTATCGACCAGTACGGTCACGGCCAACGCGACTTGGATACAGGCCGCGGCGGCAGCGGTTACGACAGGCGTCACGTTCACCGACGTCCCGTTCGAGATTTATGCGGGTGTCGCGGCTATCAGCACGAACGCGACGGTCACCGCCTCGCCCGTCGTCATCTGGGCAGGTGCGGCGACAATCTCGACAAGCACGACCTTCGTCGCATCGACGTTGCGCGTCGTTCAAGCCGCTGCCGACATTCTCAGCACGACGACGGTCATCGCAATCCCAGCATCGGTCTTAGGTGCGGCAGCGATCCTGACCGCCTGTACGGCCACGGCGGTTGCGACTCAGGTTCAACCCGGTGCGGCCAACGCTGCGGTAGCGCCGACCTTCGTCGCCGCCGCAGTCCAATACGCCGAGGCTGCAGTCGCCATCACCTCGACCACGGTGCTCGTCGCCGAGGCTAAGGTGGGCCATGCGGTAGACGGTTTCGCATTCTTCACGACCGCCTGTACCTTCACCGAGGTCGATACGCCATTCCGCGAAGTCGCCGCCGACGTGGTGGGCAGCTTCGCGGTGACCGCCAGTGCGCGGCTCACCTCGGTGCTGGCAGCGGCAGTCTCGCTGACGCCGACATTCTCGGCTGGCGGCGTCGTGTATGCCACCAGTACGGTCTTCGCAAATACGACGACGACATTTACCGCTGACGCGCTACGGACTGTACAGCCCACAGTGGGCATCGCCACTACCAGCACGCTGTCTGCCAGCGCATATCAGGCACAGGTTGCCAGTGCGGCTTTCCCAGTTAATGTGACGTTGCTTCCATCCCCGACGCTGACGCAGCATATCAGCGCCGATATCGGAGTCGCTGCAGACGTTTCCGCGAACGCCCAGCGCACGGTGCTGCCAGATGCGGGGGTGTTGACGGCGGTTTCACTTAGCGTTAATCCGATCACGATTTACGGGCTAGGGACAGTATCCAGCCAGATCACGTCCGTGACATCCGTCGCGGCAAGTCCGACACAATACGGTATGGCGAACGCTGCCGTGCTTTCGACCACTGCGGTGAGTTCTGCCGCATTGGCTGCGCGCATGGCGCTGGCGAATATTACTGGCATCGTCACCACGGTCATCGCAACAGGCGCGGACGTTCGCCCTGGCGTAGCAGCAATTGACACTACCTGCGACTGTGGTGCTATCGCCTCGATCGTACGTCTCGCCGTAGCCGCCATCACGACTACGACCGTGATCACCGCAGATGGTTGGATGAACGCCGATGCAATTGACCCACCGGACCGGACCCTCTATCGGCCATTCATAGACACCGTGATTATCCGACCATACGTCGAAACAGTTCTTAGGAGAGCAGCGTGAAACTAGGGTCATTCTCAAAACAGCCGGGTGAGACCGAATCGTACACGATCTCTCATGAGGACTCGCTAACAACCGGCGACTACGTGCTGTCGGCGGTGGCGACGGTACTACCGACGGGTGTTGGTGCGCTCACACTGGCTCCGCTTATCATCACCACGCCACGCATACGCATGTTCGCCAGTGGCGGCATCGACGGCACGAGTTACGTGGTTCAGCTCGTCACGCGCACCGGTGACGGGCGTGTACTGGAAGACGAGTTCACGATCAAGGTAAAGGAAATCTGATATGCAGCTCTTCGCAAACAACGCCTCGTCGGTTTTGGCCTCGCCGCTGACCAGCGGCGCCACGAGCTTGACAGTCGGGGCCGGACAAGGTGCGCGTTTTCCGACTCCCTCCGGTGGGGACTACTTCCTTCTGACGCTGTTTCAGATGTCAGGTAACGTCGAGACGAACTACGAGATCGTGAAAGTCACGGCGCGTGCCACGGACGTGTTGACGATCGTGCGCGCACAGGACGGCACGACGGCCAAGGCATATAACGCTGCGGACCCGGTCTCGATGCGCGTGAGCGCGGCAGCATTGCAGGCCATGCAGAATGCGGCGAACATCAACTACACGGCACCTGGGACCGGCGCAGTCGCGATAACGACAGACAAAAAGTTTCAAGAGATGCTGAGTGTGATGGACTTCGCGCCGGTTGCCAATGGCTCGGGCGATGATTCCCCTGCCTTCTCGCGCGCAGCCAAGGCGGCTATAACTTCGACACTGGTTACCAATACGACAGTCACGACATCCCCTATCTGCCGCGTCTTCATCCCTGCGGGCACATACAACCTTGCTTCGGTAGTTGACTGCGGCACACGCGCTGTGGAATGGATATTGGATGACGGTGCCGCCATCACCAACATATCGTTTCTGGGGCCAAACCGGGTGGTACGTGGTGGTGGGACGCGGGTTGGTAGGCAGCGGCATTATGGCTGTTTCGACACTGCTACCTCAATGTCTATCACGGCGAACTACGACCCTAATGAACCTCCCGGCGTTTTGGGTATTGCTTCAAACTCAGCGATTTCCACATATGCCAGCAGGGACAGCGTGGGCCTGTACGTGGCTAACACCATGCCAACAGCAGCGTTCTCGCTGGTGGCATCAAACTACACCGCGACGACCGTCACTTGTCCGACCGCGGTCGATCCGTTCAGGATGCGTGTCGGGATGATCGTAGACACGGCGCACTCCCCGAAGTGGAGCGGCTTCGTCACAGGCTGGGCATCGGATGGGTCGAGCATCACTGTGTCGGCTTGGTATCAGTTCGGTGGCACAGCCGGCACGCCGGCCAACGGGGTTAATGCTACGGTTGGCCCAATCACTAAGATTTGGGCGCACAACGCGGGGGTTACTTTGGGCGCTGGTGTCGTCGGCGATGCCGCTGCTGGTTTCGAGATGGACGTGTACAACAACAGGGCCGATTCGAACGCCTATGCCGCTTCTGCAACCGGGCAGACCTGGGCGTTTGATGCCTATGCACTTGGGACGTACAAGTGCAGTGCGGCTTATGTGGCGCGCGGCAACTGGCGCACTGGGTACGTGTCACAGTCCGCACTGGCCGTCGCGACGGGTTTCCTCGTGAACGGTACCGAGACCACAGGGTTTGCCTATCAATCTTCCATTGTCGGCGGCTCTGCGTTCAACGCATCCTATAACGGGTCAACCTCATTCAATGTCACCAACACTGGCGACATGGAATTCGGAAGGACAGATGCGGCCAGCTCTACCAACATCGACTTTCATACCTCCGGTACTGCCAACGACTATGACTCCCGCATCATCGCGAGCGGCGGTTCGTCCACCGCTGGACAGGGGTCATTAAACTACATCGCCGTACAGCACAACATGTTCGGCATCCTCTACGCTGAATCGGCCAACGGGATCACGGCGACTTCCGTCAACAAGACCGGCTACGTGTCGGGGACCTCTTATTTCGGTGCATTCAGCCTGAACGGAACGACGATCGGCAGCATCTCCGGCAACGGTAGTACGACAACCTACGCGACCTCGTCAGATTACCGGCTTAAGACGGAGCCTATGCCGGTTGTCGGTGCATGGGATCGGATGAAGTCATACAAGCCGTGCGAGTATGAATTCCTCACAGTTCCAGGCGTTAAGGTGCGCGGATTCATAGCGCATGAATTCGCCGAGGTATGTCCAAATGGCGTAGTCGGCGAGAAGGACGCTGTCGATGAAGACGGCAAACCAATCTATCAGGGTATCGACACCAGCAAAGCGATCGCCGATCTGATGGCCGCGCTGCAGGAGGCGATGGCGAGGATCGAAGTGCTGGAAGCAAGACCGTGAATGTCGTGAATTCCACTAAACAACAACACTAAAGGCAGAAGCGTCATGGCTACTCGGACAACACCTCACGCATCACAATTTGAAATGAGAATACAGAGCGTTCTGCAGGCAGTCATGCTGGCGCTTCTACTGGCCATTGGTAACACCCTGATCGACTTGGTAAAAAGCTCTACCCGCCAAGAGTTAGTCAATGTCCAAGTCGGGAAGGATATCGGTGCGCTAAAGGACGAGGTGGTAGTGCTGCGGAACCAGGGTACCAATGCCGCGCTGACCGCAAGTCAGAGTGCCACGGCAGCGGCATTAGCAGCAGCAAACGCAGCGAGTGATGCGGCACTGGCGGCAAGTAAGGCAGCAATGGCAGCGGCTGTGGTCGCCAACGACAAGGACAAGAATAGTAAAGACGGCGGGAGATCGAGATGAACGTCGACATCGAGAAGCGCTCGGAGGGCTGCAGGTTGACCGCTTACCCCGATCCCGGTACCGGTGGCGCACCCTGGACGATTGGCTACGGCCACATCAAGGGCGTCAAGCGCGGCGACACCTGCACGCAGGCGCAGGCCGAGGCGTGGCTGCTGGACGACTTGCGCATCTCGATCGGTGCGGTCAAGGGTATGGTCCATGTGCCGCTGACCGACGGCGAGGAAAGCGCGCTGGTGGACTTCGTGTTCAACGTCGGCGCGGGCAATCTGGAGCACTCGACGCTGCTGCGCTTGGTGAACTCCGGCGACCATCTCGGCGCTTCGCAAGAGTTCGGCAAGTGGAACCACGCGAGCGGAAAAGTTTTAGCAGGACTGACGAAGCGCCGTGCGGCTGAAGCAGAGATGTTTTTAGGGAGAGTGGCATGAACACTTTTTGGATCATAGTTTTGGTTCTTCTGGTCGTTATTCAGCTAGGGGGAATGTTCTTTGCGTGGCGACTCATTAGGAACAACGGTGGATCAAGTTTGGTGATGATCGTTCTTTGGCCAATTACCTTTTTAGCGTGCATGTTTGGGAGCGTACAGTAATGGACGTCACCCAAACCCACGAAGAGAAAAACACATTCACCGTAGATGTGAACCTGCCCGGCCATGATCCGCGCGTAACCACGGCGCTATTCAAGAAGTCGCGCCTGCACCTGTTGGAGCGCGACGGTGGCCGCTGCTACATCTGCAACTGCACCGCGGCTGAGACGGGGCACCCGATTGAGGCGCACCACTTCCCGATCGAACGCAGCTTCGCCGAGATGATCGACTGGTCTGTCGGCTCGCAAATCCGCAAGGACTACCCATCGTTCGGCTGGGGCAGTTTCGACGAAGCCGACCCGTACTCATTCGTCGATGACATGAACGTCAACGGCCGGCTACTGTGCAAGGCGCATCACATCGGCAAAGACGAGGGCGTGCATGGTCTGCCCGAGCCAGTGTGGCTGGCGCAGCGTTACGGTAAGGAGGGCTACGTGTTTTCCGACATCGAGATCATCCACCACGACTACA